AACAAAAAGGAAATGACACTTAAGGAATTAAAAAAATATCTTAGAATGTTTGCTGTTTTTAATTATAAATATCCACCAAAACCAAAACAAGGTAAAAAATGGATTGAAAGAATGATGAATAAATTTGGTTGGTATAGGCAAACAGAAGTTTTAGTATTGAGAGAGGAGTATTTAAATTTTCATTTTATTAAATCTCATTTTCCTTTGGAAATAGACAGACATTTATGGGTTTTCAAATATGGAATTTTAAATGATACTAATAAATTTGATATATTTAATAGTTACTCTTAAGAGAGATATAAAAGGAGAATGACTATATGAACAACCCAAAACTTAAAACTTTGGAGATTGAGATTGTATGTCCGGAATGTCGGGGTACTGGTTATTTTAATGGTAATCCGGCGAGCGTCGAACCAGACGAATGTCCCCGATGTTTAGGCACAGGTAAAATAATTGAAACTAAAGAAATCATAGATTATAAAGAGGTGAAAAATGCCAAAAAATAAATTTAAGTACAGTGAAAGAAGCCTTGAAAAACTTGAAAAGGCTCACACTTTCTTAAAAGAAGTTTTCCTGGAAGCAATAAAGTACCAGGATATAGCTATAATTGAAACATTTCGGGACCAGGAAACTCAGGACAAATATTTTGCAGAAGGGAAATCGAGACTCAAATTCCCTTTTGGTAAACACAATAATTTTCCATCAAAAGCGATTGATGCAGCACCTTTCTTGAAAGGGAATATCTCTTGGAATAAAGATCACAATATATTTTTGGCTGGGAAAATCCTTATCCTGGCTCAAAAAATATCTGATGATAAATATGGTGGAAAGTATGATATAAGATGGGGCGGAGATTGGGATAAGGATAATGAACCTATAACAGATCAAGACTTTCAAGATCTCGTTCATTATGAACTTATAGAGAATTGGTAAATTAAAAAATAATAAAGGAGAATAAACATGATTGACTCGGTTGAATTGACATCCGAAGAAATTGTTATGCTTAAAGCCTGTATCTGTAAAAAGCCAATGATAATTTTGATAAATTGGTACAGGCATACGTAGATTGGATTGTGGAATATTTTGAATGAAAATCTATAAACTCTCCGAACCTTATTCAAAAGTGATTTATGTGGCTGGGCCTTATAGAGCTTTAACCGAGTATGAAATAAAGCAGAATATTGAACGGGCTGAAAAAATAGCAATAGAACTTTGGAAACTTGGATGGGCTGTTATATGCCCTCATAAAAACACTGCTTTTTTTGATGGGAATATACCAGATCATCTATTGCTGGAGGGATATCTACAAATACTTAAGCGTTGTGATGCTATTTTTATGATGCCGGGATGGGAATGTTCAGAAGGGGCGGCAATAGAATATATTCATGCCAAATTTATTTATAGATTGGAAATTTTTGATGAATTGTTATGATTAAAAAAATGGAGGGAAAAAATGATTCATGAATATTTGCAAGGTTTAAATGAAATGCTCACGAACATTTTCATTATTTTTTTATGGGTATTTATGTTTACTTTGTTTGTTTTGCTTTTCGGTGCAATGTTAACATTTTGAATATGAAAAATCGATGAACGTAAAAGGGGCTGATATATGTCAGATGAAGAGATTGCAACCTTAGAGAAAAAATTAAATGATACTTGGAATAAAAACCGGAAATATACTCTGGCTGAAATTGCCTGCATTCAACGAAAATCTATAAGAACCGTAAAAAATTGGGTAGAACTTGGATTGGGAAAAGAAAGGATTCAGCTAAAATCCATGCTTGATGGGGGCCATAGAATAGTTTATGGAGAGTGGTTAATCCAGTTTTTTATTCGATTAAATAGCCAGAAACTTGAAGCCTGAATATTTTTTAGGGAAAAATCGGGAAGAAGAGGGAAATTCAAGTAAAGAAAAAATCTCTATCATATTCTATTTTTAGAGTATGATTCTAAAAATACCGATTACAATATGGATTTTGTCTTTTGTAATTTATGGAATAGCCTTATTGTTTGTTACTGAGTTTTTCAAAAAGAAAATCTGGTTTATTGATCCAAAAAAAAGTATTCATTCCTTGATCCTGTCTTGGGTTATAGGATTTATTTTATTTTGGGTATGGATATTTTTTTTCCGGCATTTTAAAATACCGGTGGATCCCTGGTGTTTCCCCATTTTTGTATGCTTCACCTTGTTATTTAATACCGGATATAAACTCCAGGGTATAAAGAGATTTATCAGAAAAGCAATCTGGAAAGTTTTATGAGCAAAAAACCATTAACTAATAAACAGCAAAAGTTTGTCCAGGAATATGTTAAGAGTTGGAATGCTACTAAGGCTGCAATTCTGGCCGGATATTCAGAAAAAACAGCATATTCGATAGGAATTGAAAACCTGAAAAAACTTGAATCAGAAATTGAAAAAGCAAAAAAAAAACTTTCAGATAAAATTGATGTCCAGATAGAACAAATTGTCAACGAACTTAAATTAATTGGATTTTCTGATATTAAAAACTATGTGGACGTTGACCCGGATACGGGAACTATACGGGTTAAAGGTTTTGAGGAAATGCCTGAAGGGGCAACCAGGGTTATAAAAAAGATCAGGGAGAAAAGAACAATTTCAGAAGATTCCAAAGGCGACAGGTCTATTGTTTATAGCACTTTTGAATTTGAACTCTGGTCTAAAGAAAAAGCTCTGGAACTGCTTGGCAGATATAAATCCATGTTTACGGAAAAAGTCGAGCATTTTGGAAAAATAAAACATGAAGTTGATCATACCGATTTATTTAATGCTTACAAAAAAATAAAAGAAGATGAATCAAAAACTTGATCAGAATAGTACTGAGTTTTTGAAATGTGCTAATAGCTTCCCATATTTTTTGTTTAATTTTGTTAAGACGGTTTATGTAGATGATTATACTGGAAAATCCGATATAAAGCTTTTCCCTCAATATCCATATTTAATTTCTCTGTCCAGGGAGTTACAACATCCCGAAAATTTACACATAGAGAAATCCAGACAAATGCTCTTATCATGGATTGTTATGGCGGTATTTTTATGGGATTTACTTTTTTCCCTTCATATAAGCAATTTCGTTACGTCCAGAAAAGAGGATTTTGTAGATGACGGTGGAAGCGGTTCGACTTGGCTGTCTCTGATGGGAAAGATCAGGTTTATCTGGAATAATCTTCCAGACTTTTTAAAAATGCCTTTAGAGTTTAAATATTTGAGTATCAGAAATACCGTAATGGGTGGGGCCATAACCGGGGAAAGCAGCAACCCTCAAGCTGGCCGGAGCGGAACTTTTAGCCGGGCAGTAATGGACGAAACTGCTTTTATACCCAGAAGCGAAAGCGTTTTTTCTGCCACAACTCAGGCTTGCAAAAGCGGTTTAATTCTCAATTCCACTCCCTATGGCAAGGGAAATGTTTTTTCCCGAATACGATTTACCAATGACACCGGATTTAAAAAAATCAGTTTACATTGGAGTCAGCACCCTGATAGGAATCAAGCCTGGTATGAAAGAGAAAAAGCTAAAATGACATCTTCAGAAGTGGCCAGGGAATTGGACATTTCGTATGAAGAAAGCGTATCTGGTCGGGTTTATAATGATTTTGATTTTAATTCTCAGATAAAACCTTTAACCATAGATAAAAATTTACCCACATATTCGACTTGGGATTTTGGGATTGGAGATTGCACCTCAATTCTCTGGATTCAGGAAAAGCCAGTCCCAGGGAAAGGGTTTGAAATATTAATTGTGGATGAATATGAAAATAATAATCAAGACCCGGATCACTATTGCCGGATAGTAAATGAATGGGATAAACAGCATGGCCTAAATTACAGAGGTCATACTGGAGATCCTTCAGGCGTTGCCAGGGGATTAAATTTAAAATCCTGGATTTCATGGTTGAGAAATAAGGGGATCGTTATCCAATACCGAAATGGGGTAAAGTATGAAGATAGGATTTTAACCGTTCGACGGATTTTAAAAGATATAATCGTATCAGATAAGTGTGTACTTTTTCAAGAACGAATTTCAAATTATAAATTTCCGGTAGATGAAGAAGGCAGAGTTAAAGACAACAAACCCGTACATGATTGGGCTTCCCACATGATGACAGCTCTGGAATTCTACGCAATAGTTAGACACCCGATCAGACTGGGAAATTTTGAATTGATTTAAGAAAAAAAAATGGGGGTATAAAATGCCATACAATGCAGAACAAACCGTAAGAATAGCTTTCGTAAAAAGTGAATTAGTTAATGAAGAGAAAAGGCAAATCAGGACTTTCAATCGGGTGGCCATGCTGAATGATGATTTTGAAGAGCAAGTCTGGAATAAAATGAAATTGATTTTATCCAAAGAAAGCCAGGAAAAAATGGAATCCAGTGTGAATGCTTCTCTGAATATTTTTGGAAATGTAATTGATCAGCTATCTCAGATTTATTTAGAAGAACCTGACCGGGTATTTGCTATCAATCAGAAAGGAAATAAAAAAGAACAAAAAATTGATTCCAAAATTGAATTGGTTAATGAGATATACGGTAAGGCCAAAGTCAATCAAACAATGTCCAGGGTGAATAAATATATGAATGCCTTGAATGATGTTTTAATCATGGCGGTCTGGAGAAATGAACAAGTGGAATTGGATATATTGACACCTAACACTTTTTCTGTTCGGGTGGATGATAATGATCCCACAAAAGCGGTGGCTGTTCTAATTAAACATAAAGAGATTTTGGAAAACGGGACTATCAAAATATACTGGGTAGTGTGGACTGATACAGAACATTATATCTTAGATGAAAATATGATTATACAACCGGTTTCAGGAAATGAAGACATGAAAAATCCCTATGGGAAAATGCCTTTTGTTTTTATTCATAAGGAAAAATCAGATGCTGGGTTTTGGGATGAAAACAGCGGAGAGGACTTGTATCAATGCACCATCATAGCTAATGTCCGGCAGTCTTTCGCTGATTATTATGCATACTGGAATAGTTTTAAACAGTTGGCAATAGCCACAGATAGTCCGATAGAACCCGGATACATTCTGGCCCCAGATAAACTAATGAAGGGACCTGCAGATGCGACATGGACAGTACTGGATTTTCAGGCTGATTTTGAAAAGTTTGATAATGCCCTGGAGCGGTACATATCCAGAGTCCTGGAAAGGTATGGTATCTCAACGGGTAATAGCCAGGGGGCAAAACCGGAGGAATCCGGGGTGCATTTGGAAATTAAAAATAGCGTACTCAGTCGGTACAGGACTGAGCAACTAAAAGTGCTAAGAGAAGCAGAACAGGATTTGTTTGAACTGATTACGAAAATATATTCGATTAATAACTCTAAAATGGATTTAAGTAAATTAGAAATGACCATAGACTTTTCCGAAACGAAACAATATATCGATCCGAAAGTAGAATTGGAATTAATTGAAAAAGAAATTGAAATGAACCTCCGGGATATGGTGGAAGTGTATATGTCCCGGAACCCGGATTATACCGATTATGAAGAAGCCAGGGAAAAAGTGATAGCCATAATCAAAAGTAACAACGAGCTCCGGGAACTGATTGACTATCAAGTGAATTCGGAGCTTAACCGGAAAGAGGAGGTATGATGTGAAGGAAATGACCTTAAATCTTTTTGGAGTGAATTTTAAAGTTCAGCCTACTACTATTGTTTCGGGTGAGCAAACGCTGGGATGTATTATGAATGATCAGGCTATAATAGAAATTAATCCTGAATTTCCTTATCAAGTACAGAGCAGGGCTTTATTGCATGAGCTGATTCATTCTGTATTACATCAATCCGGGCTGCATGAACTTTTTGAAAAAAATAAGATTGACTTGGACTCGGTTATAAATATCATCTCAAAGGGTTTGTATGATATATTCCAAATTAATCAAAAAGAATTGAAACAGGTATTTTTCCCATGAGTACCTGGTTGCTGGCTGCTTATTCTCTGAGGCTGAAAAAAATTTATGCTGATGTTAAGGATAAAATTCCGGGGTTGCTTCAAGGGACTTTTCAAAAAAACCGGAAGGCTATACTTGACTTTGTCCTTCCTTTGATCAGACAGGCATATCGGGAAGGGGTAGCTCACGCAAAAGCATATACGCATCAGAGGTTTAATTTAGACTCTCAGATTGGCAATACCATAGACTCAAAAATTAAAGAAAATTTATTCAAGGAGTTTTGGGTATTGATCCAAAATGCGGAGGACATGTATGAATTAAAATGGGTGCAGAGGGAAAAATTGCAAAGAGTGGAAAAAAGGAAGCTTCCGAAAGAAGGATCGGATTTGGATAAAATCCAGTGGGAGTATGAAAACGCCATAAAATTGGCGGTTAACAATTTGATACTTAATGCCGGAGAGCAAGGTCAGTTTCAAGTATTTCAATCGATTAGAAAATCATGAAACAGGATTTCTGGTTTGTGTATGAGTGGATCTCGGTTGGGGATGACAAGGTCTGTGACGATTGTCTGGATCGGTCAACCTGGGAACCCATGACTCTGGAAGAGTGGATGAAAGAAGGAACTCCCCGGAAAGCCGGGACTCTGTGTGGAAAAAATTGCAGATGTGATCTGTTACCTGTCGGAATAACAGAAGAGGCAATACAAGCTGAAATAAATAAACTGATAGATGAATCAGTAGAAAAAGCAATTTCTGGGATTAAAATTGATTTCAAAAAAGGCGGATCGGTTTTGCTTAAAGAATTTGAGCAGTACGAAGGAATACTCACTCTGGCCTATGAAAGAATTGCATATATGGAAAGCCTGATTGCCGATTGGAAGTTTAAAGAAATAGATAAACCCAGGACGCTGCCGAAGGAATTTTTTAAATTGGCTGATCTTGAAGATATGATTGATTGGTTGAAAAAGGAATTAAGAAATGGCTGAAGTGGGAATCACCGTTAAGGGTTTACGGGAAAATAGACAGAAGCTCGTACAATTGAGAAATTTCCTGAAGGATGGGGATGCTCAGGTTTGGGATAAAATCGGTGGAATTGCTGTTGACCTGGTACAGAAGCGGACAGCCTCAGGCCGGGATATAAAAGATCAATCCTTTAAACCGTATTCAAAAGCGTATGCTGAAAAGAAAGGATCACATTTTGTCAATCTTACGGTATCCGGGAAAATGCTGGATTCTATCAGAAAACAATCTTTTAGAAATAAAGTGAGAATTTACTTTTTGAAAAGAACCAGGGCAGGGGCTAAAGTAAGCAATTATGATCTGGCCCGGATACATCAGTTTGGGGCCAGGGCTGGAAGGAAGCATAATGCGAAGATTCCGCAACGTGAATTTATGGGACTGAGTAAATCTGATCTGATAAAATTGGCTGCCAAATTCCGGGAATTATTTATTTCTAAGATTAAAAAAATTACTCGTTAAAATGTCTTCTCTAAATTTTCAAGGGAAAAACAGGGAAAAATTGGGAAGAAGAGGTAAAGAAAACTGCCTCAAACCATGTCATATATCGGGCATGATTGAAACAATCAAAATCTATTCCCAGGGGGAAAACCATGACAGATGAATCTAAGGGAGTTGTACTTCCTGATGATCCGGTGGCTTTGAAAGCCAGAATAGCGGAGTTAGAAACACTGCTATCAAACAATGATGTGGAAGGACTAAAAAAAAACAAGGATGAAATTTTATTCGATCTGAAAAAGGCAAAAGCTGTGAATAAGGAACTTCAGGCTGTCATTGATAAATCCAAGATTGACCAAGACAATGCCAAAAAAGAAAAATTGAAAACTGATGGTGAATTACAGAAATTATTGGATATGGAAAAAGCAGAAAAAGAAAAAGTAATCAGTGAAGCCAGAAGCCTGAAACGCCTGAGAAATCTGGAAAAGATAGCCAGGGCCAAAGGGTTTGACCTTGACTATATTGACGCCATTTATTCTCTGGTCAAATTTGATGAAACGGATCAGATTGAAGAAGCGGATTCATTTTTTGAGAAAATGAAATCCGAAAAACCGAAATTTTTTGAGAGTCCGAAAGAAACAGTACCGGCAACCGATACCAAAAAAACCAATATTTTCCAAAAAGGGCATATATTTACCAGACAGGAAATCAATCAGATATCTCTGGAAGATTTCAAAATTCATCAGGTAGAAATAAAGGCACAGGAACGGGCCGGACTGGTTAAATAACAAAGGAGAAAAAAAATGGCAGCTGGTTATTTTACACCCACAACTCATGCAGTTATGATTCCTGAGTCGTGGAGAAAAGAAGTTATTTTGGCTTTGTATGACAAAATGGTCATGAAAAATATTATAAACAGTATCACCGTACCTGCCGGGATGGACACTCTGCATTTCCCGAACATTGCAAAACTGACAGCTGAGGCTATCACACCAGGAACTGCTTTGGTTGGGAAAGTAAACACCGAAACCAAGACCGATCTGGTTATAGATCAGAATTATGGCGTACCGATGACAATTGCAAAACAGACACTGATTCAGGCCCAGACCAATCTCAGCATCTGGGATATTTATAAAAACCGGGCAGCCGAAGCTCTGGCATACCAGATTGATCAGCACTTGCTCGGTCTTTATTCCGGGCTTTCTCAAAGTGTGGCTTGTTCTGGTACTGCAACCACTTGGGCAGTCGCCACTGCTTATGCACTGGGAGACCTGGTTATTCCCACTACTCCCAATGCTTTTTGGTATATTTGCGTGGACGCCGGAACATCTCATGCTGCCACCGAACCTGATTGGCCACTGGTACTTGAAGAGCAGATTGTTGATAACGGGGCAATTTGGAAAGCGGTTGAACCCTATACCGGGAATTTGACTAAGGACAGAATCCTGGAATCTATCCAATATCTGGATGAAGCTAATGCACCGGAAAATGATCGACACTTGGTTATCACTCCGGCTCAAAAGAACTCCCTGTTGAAAATGGAGAATTTTTATGATGCCTCTAAGTACGGCTCAGTCTCTCCAATTCAGCGTGGTATGTTCGGCCAGATTTTCGGAGTGAATGTTTGGGTGACCAACGCTGTAGTCACCGCCACAACCCGGCAGAATCTCATGTTTCACCGTGATTTTGCAATGCTGGGAATCCAGGAAGATGTGGTAGTTGGTGATCCCCAGTGGATGGAATTGAAGCAGGCTTATGATTGGGTGGTAACTGCTTTGTACGGATATAAAGAAATCCGGGATGATTTCGGGGTTGTAATCACAACCGCAGCATAATTAAGGAGGCCAAATGGATGAAGAAAAACGGCGAATGTATGATGCTCAGGATAAAAAGGATATTTTTGAAGTCCGAAACAGAAGGGGTACAGTTCATACCGTCACCCGTATGCATTTTGAGGCATACCAAAATCGGGATGGGCTGGAAATAATCAAAGAGATCCCTGTGGAAAAAGAATTGAAAACCAAGAAAAAAGGTAAATGAGCATCACGACTCAATTCCCGACTAATGAGATTTTCAAAGAGACGGCTGAAGTTTTGACATTGGATGTTTTTGTGGATGGGGTGGCTGCTACAATTGCAGCCTCCCCCGTTCCCACTTATACAGTTTATGATTCTGGGAAAAACGAAAAGGCTTCCGGTAATTTGACTATAAGCACAAATTCCTTATCTGCCACAATAGCAGACACTGTTTTTGATACGTTACAGGAAAATTGTTTTATAGAATTTAATTTTACTATAGGAAGCCAGGCCTATTACATTGTTGAATATTTTCACGTGGTTAAGCGAAAAATGTATTGCATGGTGACTGATTTGGATATAAAAAAATATTATCCAGATTTGCTGCCGGATAAACTGTGGAATTCTCAAAGTACCATTAATGATCAGATTCAACTGGCCTTCCGGGATGTTCAATTGGATATTTTTAACCGTGGGAATCGGATTCGACTCATACCCAACAACATGGCGATCAAAAAACTGATTGAACTCAAAACTTTGCTCATTTTATTTGAAGCTTTTTACCGGGAAGATGATGATGTTTGGATGAACCGTATGGAAAGAATTGAAGAGAAATACAGAACCCAGTTTGATGGTACTCGATTTGAATATGACGCAGATGAAAACTTGATCGTTGATCAGGTTAAAAACATGGGCGTTATTGATTTGAACAGATGAAATGATCGGGACTGTCTTTTCGACTTACAATGATTATCTAAAAACAGTATCTGAATATGCAGAAAATGAAGTTCTGAATAGTGAAAAATATCAGCCATCTTCTGTGGCGGATAAAAATTTTTTCCTATTGTTTGAAGAAAAAACATACAAACCCTCTTCTGGAAATACTGAAGAAGCCACTGTTAAATTTACCCTAAAAGTGATTTACAAGTTCCCATCTAAAAATAGTTTATCGGTCAATCAGACAAACACCTGGAATAGTATGGGAGAGTTGGAAAGGGGTTTAATGGATTTTGCAGATTCTGAGGGGGATGTGATATGTTTTGATTCAATCGGTTTATCTAAACTCACGCCGGACTTTTGGCTGGCCACTTTTGCGGGACGATTGATTTATCTAAGGAGTACAGAATATGAATGAAACGAAACGTATTGAAAAAGATATTATTTCAGGAAAACCTGAAGGGAAAAAAGTTGAAAAGCCTAAGGAAAAACAGTCCTGGCATTATGATCAAAAAGGCCGAAAAGTGCCTTTGATTAAAAGGGAGAAATAAAATGGCAAGTGTAGTCAACAGAATAAATATTTATGCTTTGCAAAAAGGTACAACCTGGGGAACGGCAGCCACTTTTGGAGTTTTGGACGGATTTTATCCTCAGAGTTTATCCGGGCTGAAATTGACCCGGAGTAATACGCCTGATAAGGGGGCGGGGATGGGATTTGTCAGAACATCCCATCAGGGTCCGGATCAGCCGGTATCACCTTCATTTCAAATTTTGCCGTACGAAGATGATACTATAGCTTTGCTTTTAATGGCCATGATCATGGGGGCTGATACCGTAACCGGGGCAGCAGACCCATATACTCACACGATGGAAGCTCAGACTTTGAGTGATTATTTTGTGAGTATGGGATGGAATGAAGATGCCAGCCAGGTAAAATTACTTTCATCAGCTATTATTGAGTCTTTGGAAATAACTGCTGATGGGGATGGAAGGATTGTTTTCAATATTTCCCTGAAAGGGAATACAATTTCAGACGGGGCGGGGACTGAACTGGACACAGTAACATACAAGGCTCAGGATGGGGTTTTTAAATTTTCCAGTCTGGTTTTAAGAATGAATGCTCAAGGCGGAGCTGCCCTGGCTTCGGGTGACGAAATCACAATCACAGATTTCAGATTAAAAATGACTCGACCTTCCGATCAGGTGGTCCCTGCTGGGGATTCCGCCATTATACAGCCGAAACAGGGCGGATTTCCTGAATTTGAACTGGAGTTCACCATTCCCAGGAGAGATACATCTTCAGAAACCATTTATGATGCTTTCAAGGCTGAGACACTCCAAAAAGCGGACATGGTATTTTCTGGGTCATCGGCAAGCAGGGAATTGAAAATTGAATTGCCTCAAGTAAAAATTGTATCTTGTGAAAGTCCACGAGATGAAGTGATTACATGCAAGGTTTCAGCACAGCTTCAAAAGGCATCCAGTACACCCACCGGAATGACTACGGGAATTTTAGCTCCGACCGCAATCTGGAAAACCGATATAGTAACCAGTCCGCTGGCATAAACAAAATGATTGACATAGGAGGGAAATAATGAAGGTGATAGAAAACGTCCATGATACTGCGTGGACAGATGAACTTGGTGGAAAATTTGAGAATCTGAAACTAAAGATAAAAGCCAGATTAAAACCGGATCAGGAAAAATTGGCCAAAAAGGTTTTTACTCCATTAACCAATACCGAAAAAGGCAAAATTCAAATGGCATTTGATCCGATAAAATGGAATGCCATTTATTCTGAAGAGACTCTGGGTTTGGTAACTGATTGGGAAAATCTTATATCTCAGGCGACCGGGAAGCCAATTCCTTTTAGTAAGGAAAATGCTATTAAATTTTTGTGGGTTCGGGCAGACTGGGAAACCGGGCATGATGTGGAACTATCAGAACGAGATGAAGATGGGAAAAAGACCGGGGAAACCAAAATCAGAAAAGCAACCCTGTTTGAATATATAAACAAATTTTCGACCGACATAACAAACTATGAAAAAAACTGATAGGGTATCTGGAGGCTTGGGCAACCTGGTGGAAACAATGGAAATGGAAATACCGGGAATTTATTCATCTGCTTTCAGATACCGATTCAGAATTACTTGATTTTTATTCCCTATATGTCAATCAATTTAGTGTGGAAACGGGTTTGCTCTATGAAATGGTAAAAGAGGAAATGATTGAAATGACTCCCAGTGCAAAGATATTATTTCTTAAAAAAATGAGCCGGATATATAACACGCTGGAATACATAGAGCATGAAAGGACAAAAGATAAAGCGAAAGATCAGAAGGGTAAAAAATGGATACAGTAGAGTTTGACATAGTTTCTAAAGATAAAGCTTCGCAGCCGATCGAACAGGTGAATAGATCCCTGGATAAATTGGATAACTGTACCAAGTCTGCAAGTACCGGCATGGCTGGAATGTGGAAGCAGATGTTGGCCGGGCAGGCTGCCTTTACGGCTGTTTATCAGGGGGCCATGAAAATAATACAAGGCCTTGACGCCTCAGTCCAAGCTTACATTTCCCAGGAAAAAGCAGACCGGATGTTACAAACTGCTCTAAAAGTAACAGGTCAATATACCCGGGAAGGTTTTGAAGATTTAAAAAATTACGCTTCTGAAATCCAAAAACTTACCACAGTTACTGATGACGAAGCTGAAGAAACAATGCGATTAGGTATATCAATGGGAGTGGCCAGCAAAGACATAAAAGAGGCTACAAAATATGCAATTGGATTATCTAAGGCCTATGGGGTGGATTTACAATCAGCTATGAAAATGGTTTCTCTGGCTATGGAGGGGGATTTTAATTTAATGCAGAGGACTTTGCCTCAGTTAAAAAGTGTCAAAACTGAAGCTGAAAAATCCGCAATAGCATTTAAAGCTTTGGGCGAAGCCTGGGAATTGGCGATTGAGGAAGCCAAAACTGATCCGTTCGATCGGTTGAATGATGTTTTGGGTGAATTGCAAGAAAAGGTCGGTGAATCCATAGTAAGAGGTCTAATACCAGCATTAGAAAGTTTAGTTACTTGGATAGAAGAAAATCAGGAAAGTATATTCTCATTTTTTACTATTTTATCTGAACTTTTAAAAGCCACGGAAAAAGCCGG